AGTAGGAGCCCTTGGTGTAAAAGGTTCTACTATTCTTGGATTCGACTCTGGTAAGAGTGGAGTAAAAACAATTCGCAAACCTGCGGAATTGTTAAAGAAACTTATGACTGCCGGAAAGCCGGCAGCACGTAAGATGTTCGGTGAGATTAATGCAGTACAAGCACAACCCAACGGACGAACAAATGAAAATTTGGTAATTTTAAAGGCATATTGACATGGAAACAAAGATTGATTTAAACAGATACAAGGATTTTGTCGAGGCAGTCACTAGCGAACCTAGTAATGACATCGAAGCATTTATCATTAGAGTACGCGAACTAGACACTCTCGGCGTGAATGTACCACTATTGATAACAGGCGGCATTGGTCTGGCAAGTGAAGGTGGTGAGTTCAATGAAATCATAAAAAAGATGCTATTTCAAGGAAAGCCATACAATGAAGAAAACAGGTTTCATATGAAACGTGAACTTGGCGACATTGGTTGGTATTGGATCAATGCTTGTAGGGCACTTGGGTATGATCCTAATGATGTTATTTCTGAAAACGTAAGTAAGTTAGAGTCTCGGTATCCAGGAGGACACTTTGACGCACATTATTCTGAGAATCGAAAAGCAGGCGACTTGTAACCATTAACATTCATATCATGATGACTAAATACTCTATCACAATGATAGGGTATTTTTTATGGCTGACTTAACTGAGTTAAAGCAAAAGATTTTTAGAAACATAGAGCTACGTTTAGGTGCAGGAATCATTGATCTGGAACTAGATCCGGAGCACCTGGAAGCAGCATATCAATATGCGGTGTCCACGTACAGACAACGTGCTCAAAATGCATACGAAGAATCATATTCGTTGCTGATGATCGAGAATGATCGAAATAGTTATATTCTCCCTCAAGAAATTACCACTGTTAGACAAGTATTTCGCCGAACTGTGGGCTTAGAAACTGGTCCATCTGCCAGTAGCTTTGATCCATTTAGTAGTGCTATACTGAATACGTATCTTCTAAACTATAACTACGCCGGCGGCCTAGCAACATATGATTTTTATGCTGGGTATATAGAACTAGCTGCTAGAATGTTTGGTGGGTATGTTATATTCACCTTTAATCCAGTGACAAAAGAAATTAAGTTTGTAAGGGATTTCAAGGGCACTGGCGAACAAGTGTTATTGTGGACAGATAATTTGAAACCAGAAATAACTCTATTACAGGATCCTTCCATAACTAACTGGATTACCAGCTGGACATTAGCACAATGTAAGATGATTATTGGCGAAGCGAGAGAAAAGTATGGCACAATTGCCGGACCAGGCGGCGGCACTAGTATGAATGGCACTGCTATGAAATCTGAAGCAAAAGAGATGTTTGTTGAGTTACTGGACGAATTGAAGAGATATGTCGATTGGAGCCAACCAATGTCCTGGATAATAGGCTAAATTCTATCAAAAATATTATAATAATGTTGACACATTGATTTTTTGTGTTAAAATTGAGTTAGATAAACTTTAACATAAAATATGTGCCACTTAATGATAGACATAGAAGCAATGGGCAAAAGTGCTGACTCAGTTATACTGACAATAGGCGCCCAAATTTTTGATCCAAGTCCTGGTGTTTTTGGATGGCAGGAACAAGAGATTTACGATACAGTATCCGGAAAATTTGTTTCTCCATCCATGAATATACGTGTAGATGTTGATTCGCAAATCTCAAAGTTCAATAGAACTATCGACGAGGATACCATGCAATGGTGGAGTCAACAATCTGATGAAGCTAAAGAAGAAGCGTTTTCCGAAGAGAATCGTGTCTCGCTAGAGCAGTCCCTTGATACACTTATTAGTATGGCAAATTTATGCAAGGCTGTATGGAGTAAAGGACCTCTTTACGATATCGTCATGCTAGAACATGCATTGAATCAAACAAAAAGAAAGATTCCATGGAAGTTCTGGGAAGTCAGAGATGCAAGAACTGCGTACTCTCTGTGTCCAACACTCAATACTAGGTTAAATGGACACGTTGCGCTGGATGATTGCCGCAATCAAATCGTGTTGTTGCAAGAAACGTTTAGAATTTTAGGAGTAGGAGCAGTGAAATGATTGTTGGCATTTCAGGATTAATCGGAAGTGGCAAAGACACTGTTGCTGATTTTTTAGTTAATTCATATGGCTATCGCAAAGAAAGCTGGGCAGATTCTCTAAAGAGTGCAGTATCAACTGTATTTGGTTGGAACAAAATTATGTTGGAAGGTAGAACCAACGTAAGTCGAGAATGGAGAGAGCAACCCGATGAATGGTGGAGTGAGCGTCTAGGAATGGAAGTTACTCCTAGGAATGTCTTGCAACAATGGGGAACTGAAGTCTGTCGTGCCGGATATCATGATGACATATGGATAGCTAGTCTAGAAAACAAGATTAGGCAATCTAAAGACGATATTGTGATTAGTGATTGTCGATTCCCGAATGAACTAGCGTCGGTAAAACGTCTCGATGGAATCACTATCCGAGTCAAACGTGGCCCCGATCCAGAATGGATAGAAGTATATAAAACAAGTCAAGAAAGATTTAAAACTTTATATCCTAATATACACGCTAGTGAGTATAGCAGTGTAGCATTACAGTATGATTATACTATAGAGAATAATGGCACGATAACTGAGCTGCATGAGAAGATCAATGATCTGCTTCGATATCACCGATGCGCCACGTGATATTTTTTCTCTTTACCACTTCAACGCAACATAGACATATACTGCGTAAGTTTAGTAAATCTGAATTATTCAAATTGCCGTCTACATGATAGACTGTTATTTGGCTAGAAAATAAGCTACGAAACCCACATAAATCACATGTGGGTTTTTTCTTGTAGCCTTTACTGCGCCATCGTGGCTCAGGTGGTTTACTTTTCCTATCTTTGCTTATACAAAGACTACACCGACTCCTAAAATATCGCTTATCATTGCGATAGTACGCTGGCGCTCTAGGATTACGGTTACACACCTTGCAAATGGGTCTATCTGGCATAAACGTATTTAGTGTAACTCTACTAGTAGAGCAGTAACCGAGTCTTTTTTATTCTTTTTGCTAAATAATTATAGTGATGTAAGAATAGGTCTAATCACGATATTTATAGTAGATAAAGGAAAAACAAATATGGCACTCGTAAGCCCAGGCGTAGAAGTGACGATCATCGATCAAAGTCAATATCTTCCAGCCGCTCCAGCATCAGTCCCACTAGTATTACTAGCAACAGCACAGAACAAGGCTAACGCTTCGGGTACGGGAATTGCTCCAGCGACTACAGCAGCAAATGCTAACAAACTATATCGTGTTACTAGCCAGCGCGATCTCGTTACTCTATACGGTAACCCATTCTTTTACAAGACAACAAACGGAACACCTTTGCAAGGGTATGAGCTTAATGAATATGGCTTACTCGCTGCATATAGTGTTTTGGGCACAACCAATCTATGTTATGTACTACGTGCTGACATTGACTTAGCGGGTCTAGTTGGACGTACTGGCAGACCAAGCGGAGAACCAGCAGACGGTACTTATTGGTTAGATACAACTAACAGTACGTTTGGTATCTATGAATTCAATTCAAGCACAGGTTTGTTCACGTTACAGTCTCCTATCGTGATTAATGATAGTGCTGATTTAGCTGGCGGCGAATCAGGTAATGGTGGTCCGTTAGACTCTATTGGAAACATAGGTGATTACGCAGTGACATTTAGAACAGATGTCAATAACTATACCTCTGCTGCCCAGCCTAGTTCATATGATACATATTGGTATAAAGATTCCACCAATACATGGGTTCGTTTGGGCGGAACTGATTGGAGAAGCAACTGGGCAACAGTGCAAGGCACTGTTACTGATCCAGTTCTTACTACTAGTGATGCGTTTACTGTAAATGGTACTGCTATCGTAATCGGTGCAGGAGATAGTGTAACGGATGTTGCAACTAGTATTAATAACGCGAATATTCCATTCGTATCGGCAGCGGCAGTAGATGCTAAATTGGTAATATACTGTGAAACGCAGGATACTGTTGTGTTGGCAGAGTCTGTTAATACTCCTTTAGCCGATATGGGAATTACCCCAGGAACATATTATGCTCCTGCGTTGTTCTACGGAACAAACGCTCAACAGCCTTCCTGGAGAAGCACTGACGCACAACCACATCCATCTGGATCTGTATGGATTAAGACAAATGCAGCAAATAGCGGTACAAATTTGGTTGTAAGTCAATATAGCGCATCAACCGCCACATTTACTTCTGCCTCATGTGCACTTTCAACAAGTGATTGGAGCATCACTAATGCATTAGACAGTGCGGGCGGTAAGAACATTGCTGCTGGCACATTGTATGCTCAGTACGACTTCAATGGAGAAGAATTGAGTGCTCCTCTTCAGGTATTCCGTAGATCGGTAGCAGGCGCCGCAACATTTGTCGGTACAAATGCAGCTCCAACATTTGCAACTACTAGCATCTCTGTGTATGTTTCTACACCAGGATTCTCAACGTTGGATGGTCCTTATACTGTTTCCCTGACTTCAGGAGACGACGCTACTGCATTTGTCACAAACTGGTTAGGCGCTTCGATTCCTAACACTGTTGCATCTGTGGCAACAACTGGCGCAATCGTATTGACACATACCGCCGGTGGCGTGATCGTGTTAGACGACAACGGAGCAGCATCAAGTGCGGTAACAGCAGCTGGTTTTGAAATCGGAACATATCCTGAAGATTGCACTCCTGGCGCGAAATGGGGTCCATACAAGACTATCGACACTGTAGGAGTTGCTTCCACTGGCGGTGGCGGTACAGGAGCAACATTTGATGTTTCGACTACCGGCTATATCCCAACTTTCACTGTTAACAATGGCGGAACTGCTGGCACCTACGTAGTTGACGATGTGTTAACTGTTGGCTCTTATACAATAAAAGTAACAGCTGTTTCCGCTGGAGCAGTCAGTACTGTTGAGTGGTTGACTGGATTTGCAATACCACAATATTCTGTGTTACTAAGTAACTGGGAGTCATTGAGCTATGTGCCAAACCCAATAAGTCCAACTGTTTATCCTGACAATAACACTAACTGGTATTACAGTGTCGTGAATCAGATCGACATCATGACAAACCAGAATGGTGTGTGGAAAGGATACAGAAACGTATCTTACGCAACCAATGGATTGCCACAAGCTACCGGTACACCTTCTACAGACCCGCTCGGTCCTATTATAAGCGCAATTGCACCAGAAACACAGAGCGATGGAACTGCATTAGTTTACGGTGATCTATGGATTGATAGTAACGATTTGGAGAATTATCCATTAATTAGTCGTTGGCAAGAAGTCAATGGCACAGATCAATGGGTCCAAATCAACAACGCAGATCAACTAACAGAAAACGGTATCGTGTTCGCGGATGCACGATGGGGATCTAGTGGAAGTGTTGATCCAGTGTATGATGCATTGCCGTCTATTACTACTTTGCTCACAAGTAATTACTTAGATTTAGACGCACCAGATGCAACTAGCTACCCACAAGGAACATTGTTGTTCAACACACGTAGAAGTGGTTATAACGTGAAGCAATTCAGAACAAACTATTTCAATGCAACTAGCTTCCCTGATGAAGTATTACCTGCTGAAACAAGCACCTGGGTAACCGTTAGTGGTAACATGTCAAACGGTGCACCGTACATGGGTCGTAAAGCACAACGTGCGTTGATCGTTGATGCATTGAACGCGGCAGTTAATACAAATACACAAATACGCGAAGAAGACACATTCTTCAACTTACTAGCATGTCCTAATTATCCAGAGTTGCAACCTGGGTTAGTTACGTTGAACAATGATCGAAACGAAACATCGTACATTATCGGCGATACTCCTTTGAGATTGGCAGATGATGCAAATGCGATTGTCGCATGGGCTACTAACGAAGCAAACGCAACATCTACTGGAGAAGATGGATTAGTAACTCGCAACACATTCATGGGAATATACTATCCAAGCGGTATCACTACTGACTTGACAGGATCTGAAGTTGTTGTGCCTCCAAGTCACATGATTATGAGAACCATGATTTACAACGATACAGTGGCTTATCCATGGTTTGCGCCTGCAGGCCAACGCAGAGGTATCATCGACAATGCAACTAACATCGGTTATATTGATGGTAATTCTGGCGAATTCGTAGTTACTAAGAATCGTGTAGCTTTGCGTGATGTCGAGTATCAAAACTTCATCAATCCGATTGCGTACTTTACGAATTTGGGACTGTTGAACTTTGGAAACAAAAACAGTTACGATAGTCAGAGTGCATTAGATAGAACTAACGTTGCTAGATTAGTTTGCTACTTACGTTGGAATTTACAAATCGCACTTCGTCCATTCATCTTTGAACAGAACGACAACGTTACTCGTGCACAAGCTCGATCAGTAGTGCAAACACTCTTGGCCGACATTCAATCCAAACGAGGAGTTTACGACTACTTAGTAGTTTGTGACGAAAGCAATAACACTCCTGCCCGTATAGATCGTAATGAATTGTGGGTGGATGTGGCAATAGAGCCAACTAAAGCTGCTGAATTTATTTACGTCCCTGTACGTATTTTGAACACGGGTGAGATAGCTGGTTTAGGACAAAACGGTTGATATTGCAATATCAACGATATTATTAAGGAGATATAAAAAATGGCTTTCAGTTCAATTTCAAGAATGTCCGTACCAACAGCGAGTGATGGATCATCAAGCCCACAGGGCTTGTTGATGCCCAAGCTTTCGTACAGATTTAGAATCTTGTTCGAAAATTTAGGCGTTAGCGGTAATACAACTGAGTTAACGAAACAAGTTGTAGATTTCACTCGTCCAAAAGTTAACTTCCCGGAAATCGCATTACCTATATATAACAGTACAGTTTATCTCGCTGGTAAGCCAGCCTGGGAAGCGGTAACTGTTAACATCCGTGATGACGCAACTGGAGAAGTTGCAAGACTTGTCGGCGAACAGATACAGAAACAATTCGACTTCAGTGAACAAGCAAGTGCGGCTAGCGGAACCGACTACAAGTTCAAAATCGTATGCCAAATCTTGGACGGCGCTCGTGGTGTTAGTACTCCAAACATCCTAGAAGCATGGGAATTGTATGGCTGCTATATTGTCAATGCAGATTATGGCACATTGAATTATGGAGATAATAATGCATTGCAAATCGCGTTGCAGATCAGATTCGATAATGCAGTCCAAACTCCATTGGATGGACAAGGCCCAGCATATGGTATCGGTGCAGCTATAGGTCGTACACTTGGTACAAACGTAAGTGGTATCGGGTCTCCAGGCACTCCTCAAGGGTAACTAGAGTAATATATGGCTGGATTCTTTCAGCAATTTTTAAGGGGGACGATGGATGGATTTCTTGGCTCCCCTTATTTAAAAGACTATTCACACGCTAGTAAGACGTTCACTACTAATGCGTATGCTAACACGCCAAAGTTCAAATGGCTGTTTCATGTGTATTTCGATACCAACGTAGAAAATGGCACAGTGTATCCTTTTGTTGGCGATCTGCCTAACTATGGATTAATGGTAAAGTCTATAGACTTGCCTAAGTTCAACATTCCTGTTACTGAGATGAATCAGTACAATAGAAAAAGATTGGTTCAAACTAAGATAAATTACGAGCCTACTAGAATCACATTTCATGACGATAACAACAATGCCGTTAGAAACTTATGGTATAGATATTACAGCTATTATTACAGTGATCCAAGTCAACCGTTGAATGGTGGCACCCCAGGTGCTGCGTCTGCGCTATTAAACAACCGCAATGTATATGATGATGATGTGTCTTCGCAATTAAACTGGGGATACCAAGGAGAAATCAGTAGTAGTAACTTAAATTCTGGTAGAGTGCAGAAAGTTCCATTTTTCAAGAGTATAAAGATTTACGGATTCAATCAGCACAATTATGCATTATAC